AATGGGAAGCAAAGATGGCTGACGCTACCAAGTCATCTTGGAAAGATGAATGGTTTAGTTTGATCCTCAGTGCGCCTCTGATCGCTGTGGCATATTCTGTGGCAATGGACGATCAAGCAATTATTGCTCGCATGGATGAGGCGTTCAGCGCACTCAATTCATTGCCGGAATGGTATCAGTATCTTTTATTCATCGCGGTCAGCGCGTCATTTGGCGTTAAGGGCGCAGACAAACTTATGGCAATGAAGAAGGGCAAGTAATGATGAATCTCGATCAACTCCGTATGGAACTTGAATACGACGAGGGCTGTAAATACGAAATCTATCTCGATCACCTTGGACTGCCTACGTTCGGCATTGGTCATCTTGTTACAGAGCATGACCCAGAACACGAGCAAGAAGTCGGTACTGCTGTCTCTGAGGAGCGTGTCATCGAGGTATTTGAAAAAGACGTTCAGGTCACGATTGATGAGTGCAAAAAACTTTATGAAAACTGGTTTGATTTGCCGGAAGAAGTTCAGCTAATTCTGGCGAACATGATGTTCAATATGGGTTCGCCAAGATTGAGTAAGTTCAAAATGATGAGAGCTTGTATCGATGACCGTGATTGGGAAGGTGCGGCTGATCAAATGATTGACAGCAAATGGTATCGTCAGGTTACAAATCGAGCCGACAGGTTAGTTACCCGTATGCGAAATATTGCTATTATTTAACTGGGTTCCCTCAAGCTAAACCCTTTTTGCCCGTTACCCCCTAGCGGGCTTTTTTTTGTATGTTTTATGAAAAAAGTGTAAATACACGCTTGACACTCTATGAAAAATCATTAGACTACAACTATTGAATTAATAAACCCAAAGGAGAAATTCAATGAAAGTATTCAAGTTCAACCCTGAAACTGGTAAGCGTGGCGAACTCATTGACGAGATTCGTATTCCAAGCACTCAAGGTCAGAGCATCGAATTTGCTCAGTCTAAAGGTGTCCAAACACATCTTTCTTTCGTTATGCCAAAAAATAACGAAACGGCTGAATGGTCATCACATCTGTACATGGGTCGAGATGACGATCAGGGCAATCTGGTTGTCAATGAATTCGATGCTTGGGTTTGCTGTTGTACTGGCAAAATCAATGGTATCTGGCAGTGGAGCGTTATCCCTCCGTATTCATCTTTGGCTAAAAACAAGGCCGCATAAGCGGCCCGCTAAGGCCGCTTTGTAAACCCAGAGACCAAGGGGATAAACCCTTGGTGGCCTGATGCCGAAAATTATTAAGTAGGCCAATTTTTTTGCTTTACTATTACAATAATTTCTCGCAAAATAAATGTTCATTTACATAGGAGCGATGTAATGAAAACAAGTGAATCAGTCGTCAAAATACAGACGGCACTTATCAAAGCACAGTCTGAAATGACAGGTGCAGTCAAAGACTCTGCAAACCCATTTTTTAAGTCAAACTATGCCGATCTAACATCGGTCATTAAGGCTATTAAGGAAGCATGGGCTAGCAATAAAATTGGGTATTCGCAGTTCCCAATATCGACAGAACAAGGTGTTGGGGTGCAAACTCGATTGATGCATGAATCAGGTGAATGGATAGAGCATGAGTTTGTTCTGCCTTTGCCAAAGTACGATCCTCAGTCAGCAGGTTCAGCGATTACTTATGCCAGACGTTATGCCTTGCAATCTATTGCTGGTATCCCATCAGTTGATGACGATGCTGAGATGGCTATGAATCGTTATGTCGCGGACACACATATTACCGTGACTGAGTTTCACGCAATGCAGAAACTTCTGGATGAAACTAAGGCTGACATTCCGCTTTTCTGCAAAGCGTTTCAGTGTGATATCCCAGAAAACATCATGAAGTCTAGATATGACAATGCAATGGCAACTTTAAAACGTAAAAAGGAACAACAAGCTAATGGCAAACATGACGAAGCGGCAAAGTCTAGTGGGAAAGGGGGACAGACTCAGGAAAGTAGACCAGAGCAAGTTCTCGACAAACTACGAGAGAATCTTCAGTCAAAAGAAGGGGAAGAAAAGTGAGAATTCTCGATCTGACTCAGGGAAGTCCTGAATGGCTTCAGGCCAGATTAGGCTGTCCATCTGGCTCTAATTTTAAACGGCTTATCACATCCCGTGGTGAGCCATCGTCAACAGCCGAAACTTATATCAACGAATTGATCGCTGAGAAGCTAACTGGCGAGCCTACGTTTGCCGTTGAGACTGAATGGATGACCAGAGGCAAAGAATTAGAGGTAGACGCAAAGTGCCTGTATGAATTTCAAAATGGCGTTGATATTCAAGATGTAGGATTCATCATGGATGATCAATATGATGCTGGCGTTTCGCCTGATGGCCTTATAAACCATGATGGCGGCATTGAAATTAAATGCCCCAAGCCGTCAACTCATGTGCAGTATTTGAGAACCAAAAAAGTGCCAAGCATTTACATTGCTCAAATCCAAGGATGTATGTGGATCACTGGACGCAAGTGGTGGGATTTTATGTCGTTTCATCCAATGATGGAGCCCGTAATTATACGAGTTGAGCGTGATGAGGAATTTATCGGCAAGCTTAATGGTTTGGTCATTGATGCCTGCAAGACAATTGAAAAAGTAATTAAAGATATTGAGGTAGGAGCATGAACAGTAACGGATCAGTAAAGCCAGAGTTTCAAAAAACACAATACCCAAAGGACAACGGGTGGGGCAGATTGTGGCCTAACAATCAAAAGACTAACCCTAACCAGCCCGACAAGACCGGAAATCTTGAAGTAATGGGGGAGCCGCTAAAGGTTAGCATTTGGGTGAATCCGGACGGCTCTGAGAACATGAAAACCCGTCAGATGACTGATGAAGAGCGTGAAAGATATTACGCTAAAAAGGCGGAGATGAAAGCTAGGCGAGAAGCTCAAGCAAATCAACATACTGATCAGATCAGGCAAAAGATTGAGCCTGTAAAACCTTCAACGCCAATGCCAGACCCTAACATTGACGACGAAATACCGTTTTAATAAAAGCCCCGCGAACGGGGCTACCTCAATTGGAGCGAGAGGCTCTTAGGATTATATATGAAAGAAAATAAAGCATACATCGATCAGTCAAAGCAGACGCATAAAATCAGCGAGGAATTGAAGCAAAAGATCAGGCGCGATTTGGCTGAACAGAAAAAAAGGAAAGAGGCTTGGAGGCGTTTCTCTGATCCTGTTTTAGCAGAAAAACATGGCGTTACAACTTCAACTTTAGAATATATGAAAAGGAACCCGAAAAAATGAAAGGTCAGCATTTTCACAAACAGGAACAGGCAAGGCGAGCGATGAGAATGGCTGATCTGCAATTGGCAAAGCCCGATCTCAAATCTTGCATAGATCATTTAAATTTGGCATTGAAAATAATCAAAGAATTGATAGGTGAAAAAAATGAACAAAAGGTACGTAACAGAACAGGAAAAAAAGAAAATTCTGACGCTACACAATGAGGGCATGAGTTATCACGTAATAGCGAACAAGGTGAAACGGTCTACAAAAGTGGTTGAGGAGACCGTCAGGAATTTCAAAAGCGATACTCCGCTAGCGTTCAATTTTCCCGATTATTTAAGAAAGCCGTGGCCCTTAAATGTCTGAAGATGTAAGGGTTAGAACGAAACAGCAGAATCGAGCATTTCACAAATACTGTGAGTTGCTCGCTAAGGCTTTGACTGACGCAGGGCATGAAGATATGCGAACAATTATCAAAGTGCCTATCGCGCCAACCAAACAACTGGTCAAGTACAACATGGTTCATCCGGTGATGAAAGCCATGTTCCCTGACATCGAATCTTCTGCTGACTTGTCAACAGTTCAGATGCAAAGCCTTTACGAGCAAATGAACCTATTCACATCAGAGCGTCTAGGCGTAAGTGTAGAGTGGCCGCACGATGAAAACTCGAAGATGTAGCACTTGTCGTAGGAAAGTCCCTGCTGAATCGATATATCAGTCGAATCTCAGGGCTTTCTGTTCTCAAGAATGCCTGATGCAGTATGTTCGTTCGCCAAAAGGTGAGAAAACCCGACAGAAGGCAATACAGAGCGATCTAAACGAGCGTAAAGCCAAACTCAAGACCAGAGGCCAATGGATGAAAGAAGCGCAAGCCGCTTTCAATGCTTATGTGAGGGCCAGGGATCGAATCCGTGATTATCGTTGCATTTCTTGTGAAAAATACCTCAATTATGAAAAGGTCGGTGGCGAGGTTGACGCAGGTCACTATCTAAGCAGAGGTTCTGAGGCTGGACACTTCTTGAAATTTCACTTATGGAATGTGCATTCGCAATGTGTTGTATGTAACCGATTTCAGCAAGGCGCGTCAGCAGGTTATCGAGTTGGATTGATCTGGCGCATAGGACACGAAAAAGTCGAATGGCTGGAAAATCATGATCATCGAGTCGATTATTCTCTGGACTACCTCAAGCGCATAAAAACAATTTTTACGAAAAAACGTAAAACAATGCTTGCAAGGTTTAGGAAGAATCCCTAAACTATCTATATTGAATTGATAAACATATAGGAGAAATTCAATGCTTTTAATCACAGAGACAGTTCAAAAAGCGATAAACGATGCGCCTGAAGGCACAATTAGCATCATTTTTAATGAGGGTGAGCATTTTCTTTATAACGCTAGCCACGCATTGACTGATGAGGTAAGCGTGATCGCAGGGAATCCAAAAGCAATGCATGATGAAACTCATGCTCATTTAGGCGGTCATACAGTCACTTACATTTTGACCACTCGCAACACTTGGTTCAAAGCGTATCAATCACTTTCAAAAGTAAAGGTGGCGGCGTAAGCCGTCTTTCTGGGGGTATCTCATGGAATTTAGGACAGATTACAAAGGTTATCCGTATCGGATAATGGTGAAAATCCCACGGGTTTTCTGGGAGGACTGTAAAAACTGCGACTGCGATGTTGGAGAAGAACAGTACGGTACTAAACGACACGTTTGGGTTTGTGGATTTGGAGATCAATTTCAGGAATTGATTGACCGCGCAGAGATGTATTCAGACGTTCGCAACGGGTATTGGGAATCGTGCAGAGGACTTGTCCTCTCTGCTAAAGCAACGCTCAAAGCGATCAAGGAGGCGGCGTAAGCCGCTTTTTAGGGGAAGGCAATGTCAAATTTAGAATTATGTTTCGCAGTGAATCGGAACGATAGCAAATTCTGGGTTAGCTATGAAATGCAAAGAGTTAGTTATTTTAGAGCTACGCTAGAAGAACCTTCAGAGAGCACTTATGAGTTCATTCATGGGTCAGCAACAGTGGAATCGTCAGATGAATCTGTTGCCTGCCCTATCGATTATGATGAGGCTCAAGAGCTGGCTGAAGAAAACTCAAAAAAACACGAGGTACAAGTAGGATGAACATTGAATGGCAATGCTCTGAATGTGGGAACGTGTTCACCACTGACGAGCAAATTTATTTACACTGCCCGGAATGTGGCAGTCACCATTTGTTTGAAACTAAGCAACCTGAACCTGATCCACAAGGAGAATCGCATGACACCGCAAGCGCATGAAGTTCTGACCTATCTCAAGCAACATCGAACAATCGGCCCTAAAGAGGCTTGGACAAAGCTAGGCGTGTATCGTTTAGCGGCCCGAATCAAAGAAATCAGAGATGCAGGTCATGACATCGAGACGATCAGAGTCTACCAAGATGCTAAGACCTACTATGGAAAATATATTTACAAAGGGGAAAAACGAGTTTAGATTAAATATGTTCCGGACGGGGTGTGGAAAGCCCCTAGCAGACCGGACTGAGATACAGTGACAAAAAACCCTGACCGCACTCCGGAACAGGGAAAGTGTAGCAAACTAATCAGTTACATTCCATATATGTCCATTTCAGTCTATCCCCGTCCGTTACAGTCTCTCATTGTGGACTAGAACAAAAAAGCAAGTAAAACACAGCTAACCTTTGAGGACGGGAATAAACAGCGTTCAAGGTAACTAGAAATAGTGGGCAGGTGTTATGAGCCTGATGGATTGCCTCCATAGAAATCATTGCTGATGAATTGTTGTGTTGGGACATGGAGTGTTTATGTGGGTTACCTAATAGTCCTCTAATGACCCTTTTTGTCTAAAAAAAATGGAGTAATAAGATGATTATTTTGCTAAGACATCCAGATTATATGTCAACTCGGAATGCCAAGATTTATGAAAGGCGAGAGTCAGGAGTCAAGTACGCTGAAATTGCCAGTGAATTTGATATCAGCATCGAGCGAGTGAGACAGGTTTATTTCAAAGAAAAAAGTATAAGAGAAGCCAATAAAAACACCCCCTATGTGTAACTGGCTGACGGGGTTGAAAAATGATAAAAATATGTTGACATCTCTATGATATTTCCTCAAACTACATATATTGAATAGATAGACAGAAAGGAGATATTCAATGAACAACTTCAAAATCGCTTCAGACTTCAACACAGCAGTCGAGATGGCTTCAGAAATTCTTGGTTATGGAATGTATGAAGAATATGAAAATGTTCAGGCTAAAGAAGCTAAGCGTCAACAGAAGTACGGCACTGAAAAGTTCTACGTCACTGAGTCTGGAAAAATCCTTTGGGTGTTTAACTTTGAAGGTCAGCGCATCATGAACATCATCACTGGCCCATCAGGGTCTTGCCTTTCAGCAGGGCGCATCGGCTTAGTCAAAATCTCTGACGAAGAAATCACAGTCGTTGAAAACGTCACTGTCGAAAAGAGCAATCAAATTCGTCGCCGTTTGATGATGAAAGATTTAGGCGAGGGTTTCGCTTTCGCAGACACAGATGTTACAAGAGAGGTGGCGGCGTAAGCCGCCCATCCGGGGGGATAATCATGGACTACACAGCAATTTTTCTTCTGGCGCTCACAGCCGGGTTTTTCTTTGCCTTTAACGCGATTCTTGCTTTGCTGGCTGATCATTTGCCTGAGTGGATCGTTCCAAAGGGGTACTATGACGATGAACTCTAAGCACCCTACTTGCCCGAATTGTGGCGATCAAGTTCTCAGAGAACATCTGAACCAAGGCCAAGAGGTTTGTCGTTTCTGTGGC